CCGTCGCAGTAGGATCTATAAAATATGTGTGTCCTCCGGTCAAAGTGTACGAAGGAACTGGGGCATCAGGTAAATCATGAAGGATTCTGCCATTTACATCCTTAACTAGTAATCCTTTCTCTCCAATTTGAATCTGTCGTTCGGCTTCATCGGCCCCAATAACCAGATTACCATTAAACTCTCCGGAAGCAGCTTCCAGTTTACCGCGGAAGGTTCCATCATTAAACTCTACATCACCATTCGATGATATGGCCCAACCCTGAGTACCGGATGAATTAATAAAACCATTAACAATTTCTCCATCCCATTGACCAGACTTGAGGTCCACACCGCTAAAAACAGCTTCAGTTCCTAGTTTAATATACTGTCCACCGTTATACCAATAGAATCCGTCAGCACTTAGTACAAATCCGCGGTCAGCACTCAGCGCCCCATCCACCCAACTAAAGGTATCAACCCCATCAATTAGATTTCCAATATCTGTTTCGGTATAATTTTGTGGAATAACCATCAAATCGCGAAACGTCAGTAAGTTTCCTAATAGGGGAAACGGCAGAGTCAGTGGTAATGTATTACCGGAAGATATGGTTAAAATATCTCCAGTCTTATGAATTAGTGATCCGTATGCAGCACCAGAGCCACTTAAATAGTTCCAGCCTTCAGCTTCACCGTATACAATTATAGTGTAACCCCCGTTGGTGACATATTCGGGAATACCCGTTAAATCGTAACTCACCGATCCTGCAACTGTAGCAGGCTCTGTTCCGTTAATTAAATGGGCGGTTCCTTCACTAGGCAATAAATCATCGTCTGCTCGATCCAATAGTGCCACAGCCATTTCCGAGACATCCCGCATTCCAGAATAATACGCACCATCCGGAATGATTCCAATTTCCCCCTTAAAGTCCCAAGGCGTCCCCGATGACTTAATATAATCTGCTACTAGCCTCCACGGATGCCTTAACCTTAGCTCAGGGTTCTCAACTTTATTGGGATCGTCAAACTCGAACGCATCGAATGGTAACAGATCCGGCTGGAATCCCATAATGTCCTGAGACTCCGGCCTAACAGGAGCATTAATAGCTGAACTTTTTTGTGCAATAAAATCCATTTTAATCTCCTAAATAATCTGGATGATTCCCACCACGATAGTTCGGGGAACTAAATAAACCTTTTGATGCTAACGTGGCCTGCGCCAATATAGTAAACTTTGGCTCAAGACCACTGTGATCTGGAAGTGAAATCCTAACTGTATCATCAGTTACAAAGGTGTTATCGGACCGACGAGCCTTGTAAGTAGTCCAATTATGTGCGAACAATGGTGCAGTCTGCCTTGCCCGTATTGCATAAAACCCCGGTTCTAATAAAAAATAGAATCGTTTGACTTCATCATTAACATTAATATCAGCAATTGATTTATATACAGGAATATAAATACGACTTCCTGTGCCATCCCAAATAACTCTGTTAATTACAAAATTCTCTAATGTCGAACTCCAAAATTCAGCCTCAGTTTCCATATAGAAATTAGCCCACTGTGTTCCAGAACTATTTCGGTCTAGAATTAAAGGTGACCAAAACTCAGTATCCGTGATTGTAGCGGAAGTTACACCTGCTTTCAAACTAACATAATAACCACTCGGGGCCGCACTAGCATAGACGACATCCCCAATCGCGTAAGTTGCGCCACCTACAAACGGGACATGATTAAATAATACACTCGCTGCTTGATTGATTACTTGCGTACCATTATTAGATCGTCCCATCCAAGACCCCACGGGAGTATTCTTAACTTCTGAATCATCATCGGAAACATGTAAAGACGCAATGTAATCCCAGAAATCCGGATTGGTAGAAGGTAAATTTCCAGTATTCGTTCCAACTAAAGACCGGTATACTTGTGAACCTTCCCTTACTAAATCATCTTTGTCATATGTTGTCGCAGGAATATAATAATCAACATCATAGATTGCAGCATCCCCCCGAATCCAAACATCTAGATTAGCGGCCTTATGTAATGAATTAAACCAATCGGTACGATGTATATGCTGACTAAATAAACGTTCTTGCGATTTATTTCCAAGATAGTCTACTAACTCTAAGGCGTTAATTGGATCTCCTTTTTGTATGGCCATTCGATCCTCCTTTAAGCGTAGACCGCTCCACGAATAATTTCACCTTCAATCACATTAGCCGATATATCTTTATCGATATATAAAGCGCCATGAATACCGGCGGTCGCACTCAACAAAGTCGTGTTATCGCTGGAACTTTTATCAAACAGATCATGATATTTAGCATTCTTGAGCCATTTCCAAAAAATCTTTGCTGGTATCACATACTCAGTATCATAGTCCGGATCACTAGGATTGAAATCGGCAGGCAAGGCAATCACCGCAGCAGATTCGTCATCAGCAGGAGCCTGAGCTGCCCTACTAAAAACCTTATCCCCCCCGATGGTCTGATTCCAGAACATACTGACAAACTCATCCGGATTAAATATATCGACAAATCCGGAAACTGAATCCGCATCAGTAAAATAAAGCTGAAGTTTCTTCTTGCGATTATCGTGTCGCGGTGTCTCAGTATTAAGTTCGGTTCCAGCGACCTCTCGCCAGTTACCAGCACCCAGCGGATTCATATCCACTCTTGGTACACCAATCAGGTATCGCTCTACCTTCTCACCATCAGATACTCTCTGTGTTGAATCCTCATCAAGAACTCCGATAACTGCGGAACCTTCAATATGGCGTCCCCCAACAAAGCCATCAACTTCATTAGGCTCACCCCAGAAGTGGTCCTCTTTCATCCGTTCATCAACACCTTTCCGTACATCTCTAATCGCTTCGGCTCCCTCACCGGGATTATCCTCTGCAATCGGGAGCGCAATAAAGTTATCATTCCAATTAATTGTAGCCATTACTGATCCTCCCACTGGACATAAAATCCATAGGTCTCATCTCGCATCAAATCTAACGAGTTCTCAGTACTCGTCCGCTCGATAATATCCATCAAGTCTTTTTTAACAGCATACGCCTTATCCCATTCCTGAGCTCGACGAGCTTGCTGCCACTCAACCCAAATTGTCAGCGCCTCATGAAAGTAAGCGGGAACTTCAAACTGCAACCCAATCAAGGCTGCCCCGGTATTCGCTTCCAGTGCATTCGGCATTCTGTAATATTCAATTTTATAATATCTATTCTTTTCCAAGTAAGTATTGAAATAAATCCGATCCCCAATTATATACCATTGTTCCGGAGTACCAACAGTAGCAGGCTGCACATACAAAGAATCCTTATTCTTCGGTCTCAACAGTCTTTTACTACTCGGACCATCATACACTTTCAATACTTCAACCAGATTCTGTGGAACTGTACAATAGAACCCATCCGAATAAGTAACCCCATTCGTCTGAATCTTAAACCAATTCTGATATATGGGACCATCCACATAAGGTAAAGGATTCCCAGCCGCATCAACTGGCCAAGTAATAGGCTCGTAGAAAGTCAACAGCAAAGAACCCCCAGCAATTGTGGCATCATATTCACCACTAATGGCGGTATAAGTTTTATTAATCAGTTTAATGGCCGCATTCTCGAATATATCATAGTCGCCAGTAGGGAGATCCGCGGGCATTCTCGTGACCGGAACACTAATTCCGTAAGCCCCATAGCGATAAAACCTAAACTCATTATTTGCGAGTCCACATTTAATATTTCCCGTCCCAATGAATCGTTTGAATCGAACCTCATGTCCACGAGACTTCCGCCAATTACTAATAGCGGTCTGCGCTCGACTGAGCTGTCTCAAATAATAACGCACTCCCTTCGAGTTAACATCTAAATTACCATCCGGTACATCCACGTAAGAATCCGCAGCGGCTAGCCAAGGGTCTAAATCGGACGGTTCTCCTGCTGACTCCCATAAATCTACCAAAGCATCAATGACTCTCATTAAACCCTCCTTCATAAAAAAGGCCCCGCCGAAGCGGAGCCCATCCTAACTTAATAACTATTTATTAAGATCCGCCATTTCCCCAGAAATGAGCATATTCATCAATCCAAGCCCCGAAGCGCATGGTTGATTTATATTTCAGATTACCAGTATCAAACTCAGTCTCATTTTCCTGCTTAGGCTGCTGTTTCCAGTAGAAACCAGCATCGTTCTGCGCTGAAGCTGCGAACCAACGTCCATCATCTTCCAAGAACCGAGAATCAATAATCGACCAACCATTGACAAAACCATTCTCAGGATTAGCAATGTTATTAGTAATCGGAGTAACCAGACCATCAGTCGCAGTACCACTAGCGGTGATCTGCCCACTGAGCCCACCAAGATCAATCGTAGAACCGTACACCTGCGTATGGATCCTATGAGCTACATACTTATCTTCTTTAGAAATAATCAGCTTCGCCACGTCAAGAACAACAGGATATCCATTCTCATCAACCATGCGGTCAAAATATTTCATCATCTCGAAGAAACTAGTCTCACTAAGATCCGCACCAGTAGCGGCCATGTTCGTCAGTGTACCAGTAGAGGCTGCGCCAGTACCGGGATCAACAAAACTAACTCTCGGGTTAAGGATGGTATGAGCACCCCATATCCGGGCCGAATCTTTACCGAGCTGATGATCACCTGATCCAGCATCACCAGTCATGCCTTCATTAAATACTCTCAGAGCTTCAATGTCACACAACAGTTTCATGGACCGAGCAAGATCTGCGGGAAGTTTCTTCATTTCCCCAAACCGTTCGTCATCAATCATTCTTTTGGTTATAATATAACCAAGTCCATACTCTTTGTAAGTACGCTGCTTGAAGTTACCTTCAGCAGGCATATCAAAGCGTACACTTTCACCTTCACCAATCTCATCACCAAGACCAAGACCACTCAGGTCTGCTCTCGAAACACGATTTCCGGCCTGAGCCTGCTGTACCTTGAACAGCTTATCAAACTCACTCTGACTTCCTTTCAGCGTATTCTTAAAGATCTTATCAAGTTCTTTAGAATGCTGCAATGGTAAAGAAGTACTTCCTATAATACCCATATTCTACTCCTTAGCCTGCAAGCTGATAGCGAACGAAATAACCACGTACTTTCTGTACGTTAGTCCCATCATGAACAAGAATCTTCTCAATAACAAAATCTGCGTTACTCGACGTAGTAAGTCCAGTACCGGCAGCATTGATATCGAGAGTATCCCCAGTTTGTGCATTCGCCAAAGTGATAGTACCAGTCACATCAGCTTCCACCAATGTATCCCGATACACTTTCATAATTACCGGTTTAATTACCGTTCCACCAAGCGGGAACGTAATTCCGCCACCGTCATCCATACTCTGATTAGGACTAGATACACAAATACCTAAAACACCCAAAGTAGCACTAGAACTCGCTACAGTAAGATCGTTACCGGTGGCATCGAATCTTACGAGTTTTCCAGCAGCTACTTCAGCTGCAGGCATATTGTGATCACTAGTCTGATCAGGAGTTCGACCATTAGTCAATTTAGAAACACCAAACATTTCAATCTCCTTCTAAAACTTTCATAAAAGTTTCAGAGCCGGACTAACAGTCCAGCCCCGAAACACCCAAACAAGTAGGAGGCAACTTTACTCTTTAATATTCTCAGCTCCAAGTCGCGCTACGTTCTCTTTGAAGGTATCCTTAGCTCGCGTGGTACGCCTGTCATAAATACTCTGACGATCCTTACGATACTTAATGGCTACTTCTTTTTTCCGTCTCTGCAAAATATACTCAGGAGCGTTTTGTCCCCCAACAGTCTTAGGCACCGGCTTCCCAACTTCAGAGGCATGTTGATCATACACTCTAATTTCAGGATCAAGGTCAACCTCCCACCCCTGCATACTCCGCTTGCCAATACGATCTGGTATTGACCAACGATATTCGTAACCATCATTTTTCCCAACAACCTGCAACTTTGAACTAGGATCACCCGGAGTAATATTGAAATCCCTCTTCCAACCCTGCAAGCCTTCCTGCACAGTTGTAATAGGATTTCTCCCCAAACTCTCCTCTTTCGCCATCATATAGTTTTCTTTAGCCGCCAACGGTAAAGCCTTATAGACTTTAGTCGGCAAATCCAAGAACTTATCAGGCTCACCTTCAAAAAGTAAAGTATACCCTTCGTGAGCCCATTCTAGCACATCGTTCACCGAATTGTCAATTGACACATACATCTCTTTGCCTTTACCTTTTTTTACAGGTGCACTAGCTTTTACTACTTTTTCTGCCATCTAAACCTCCTACAGTTTCCCAGCTTTTTTGAACTCATCGTACACAAATTTCAGGTCATCCGGATCGTTTGGGTCCATCGCCCAATTCAGCGCAGTCTGCCGAATTGCCTCTTTCGTCGCAGCACTCACTGCCACCTTCTGTGTAACCTTGCTGCGATTGACACTTGATTGCACATTACCACTATTTGTAAACCCGTTGGGGGACGCAGGTACACCAGCAGTTTTACCTAATTCCTCTTTAACTAACTCAACAGCTTCCGCAACTTTTTCAGCAATGATTTCATCCTCATGTGACATACGAACACGCTGAGCTGCTGCCACATAGTCCATACCCCCAGATACAGCTGAATCCACTTCACTTTGATACTTGTTATAAATTTCACTAAGTCCTTTATCCCCCGTCAACGCCAATTTACTATCAATTAGCTTATTCTTCTTCTCGACCTGCGCCAACTTGAAATCAAATTGACTCTGCATCTGCTGTAACACTGGAGCCACACTCTTCATCGTAGTCTGAAATGGATTCTTAAAAGCATCCTGATTCACCTGCGCTTCAAGCTGTGCCCAATCAATATTGACTTGCGGAGCTTCTTCCTTAACTGCAGGGACAGTCTCTGCTTTCGGTGTCAACTTCTGAGCAAAGTTCTCAAAAGCTCCCTTCAGTTGCATACTCGAATCTGCCTGAGCCTTCAGCGCTTCATTCTGCGCCTTCAGCTCTTCAAGATGTTTTGCTAATTCAGCAGGATCAACGTCAACTTCTCCCTCGCTCGGTTCATTCTCCTGAGTAGATTCATCGACAAGTTCAAACCCCGGATCTTCAACGACCGCAACTGAATCATCGACAATTTCCAATTCTTCATTCTTCTCTACTACCACATTACTCTCCTATATTTACCTCATCAATTTTGACGAAGATATTTTCAAACTCCCTGAATGCCCTGAGAGCTCCCTGAGCCCTCCAGACATCTACCTCGTTACTAGATCCCTCCAACCGGTGGACTGCCTGCTGAAGCTGCACCATTATCAACTGGCGGAACGCTCGGACCAACTGGGGGGACAGCTGCCGTGCCGTCATTAACTCCTCCGCCTGCTCCGTTGACATCCATTCTTCCAACTGGCTCTGCACCAGACTCTTGACGCTGGATGTTTGCCCGCTCACCTTGGAGCTGTGATTCTCTGCCACTATCTGCCTCCCTTAACTGTTCAACCAAATCTCCAATAAACGGTAAGTAATCAGAGACACTACCCTCATCAAAGTTCTTCAACATGGCTTCCATCAACTTGGTCAGCCCCACCATATAGCTCGTCAGTATCTCGGCCACCCGAGGAGCCTGTTGTGTAATCTGAGGATTAGCCATCTGTCCACCAATCGCCGCCATCTTATCCCCATAACTCATATAAAGCTGCCACAGCTGCGCCGCAGTCTCCCTCTTCACTGCTTCAGTATTCTCTACACTCGTCACGCTCACATTGAACTTAAACTTGGTAGGAATATCTTCGACATTCATCGAGTAGACTTCCTTACACATTGCCTCATCTGCTTCATTAAGCATACTATAATCCACAAAATCTGAGTTGCGAACCAGCTGATACAGAATCAGCATCCCAATTTTCGAGTAACTAGCCGCAATCTGTTTCCCAATACTATCTAAAAAACTTTGTGCCTGACTCGCTAAAAACTGTGTGCCTTGCGCTCCGATCCTATTAGAACCACCAGCGTCGTAGCCACTTAAAATATCACTCGCGCCGCTAGCTTTATCAGCATAGTCTTTAGTCAGCATTTCAGCTTGATAAGCACTCGCGCTAATATCTGGAAATTTCTCAATCCTTATATCTTCCTGCGGATTCTGGGCCTTAACCACTTTACCGGGTGTAATCCCCAGAGAGTTCCCAAAGGAACTAGAAACACTCGTAATGACAAATGGCAGCATAGCCAGCTGTTGTCCGTCAATACGCATATTATGCAGCGTGTCAGCTTCCTTCTGCAACGGCGCTACAATTTCACCTACACCCAACCCATAAAGAATATCAGGGATATTAATATAAGGTATTCTTACATAGTCCCGGACACCTAACTCATTGTACTCTGCTCTCAAAATCGTCGAAGTCTCAGGTTCCAAATGAATTATAATATCCTCTTCTACGCCATCACCATCGGTATCCCAGAATACATTAATCTCATAAATCTTAAACACCCGATTAGGCAGATCAGCCTGATTGCTTTCCTCGATACCCATATTCTTCAAACTTGACAACTTCTCAGGATCTAAACTAACATACTTCGAATAAACAGTTTCAACATCCTGATAGTAACCTTGCTGCGCCAACTGGTTCAGTTCGTGCATGTGCAGATAATATCGAGTAGCCACCCAAGGAGCCGTATCAATATCATTCCATTCACTCCGAGTCATAAAGTCCTGAAAGTTAATCCGATGTACATCGGGGCAACTCTTAATGATCCGATCCACTTCCTCTTCACCCGATTCACTCTTACGCTTGAACTTCATGCGCTCAATCACAAAAGGAACCTTCAGAAATCCCGTACCTTCACTAGTCAGCGAGTACAAAATATCCCAGTTCTTCCGGTAAAGGTCAATCATATTCGGGTTCTCAACCAGCTTCTGAATATGAGTAGTCACTGCTGAGGCATGCTTCTTATACTGCTCATCGTCAGTCATATAAGTAAATAATGGATCTCTTGAACTAAACATCTGCGTTAACTTAGTTGCCACGGTATTAGTTTTCTCCATTGCCAGTGGAGGCCGGATATTAGCAGCGTTCTCCCATGGAAAATCCTTCGTATCACTATCAGGCTTCGCAACCCGGTGACGCCGAATCTCCTCAATCAATTCCATCCGACTTTGCCTACCGGCATTAGATTCGACCTCTTCAATTTCTCTCTTCAAATATGAGGCACAAGCCAGTTTATCTTCCTCGTTCTGAAAAATATCAGTACCCGTTTCAAAAAGTTGTGCTTCTTCATCCACCTGAATTGTAATCTCGTCTGACATTTAAGCCTCCTCACTATATATATCGTGTAAATGTGCATCGACATTACATTCCATTTCACGCTCCAACCACTCACCGCAAGTACACATCAGTGCCATTACAAAAAGGGGTTCAGTATCTCCAACATCTATGAATGTCACTACCATATCGTCTCCACAATAGGGGCATTCCGTGGTCTGATTAACCATTTAATTCTCCTTTAACTTGCCCTAAACCAGTTGCCAACTGGGGGGACAAGGCTATATAAATAATACTAGAGACAACCGGGAAGGTAGCGATCCGAGGTAAGTTAAATCTCGGAGTTTACCCAGTCGTCTCTAGTAACCAGTTACTTTACTGACATTGGCACGATTGTTCGTCCCAATTCGACTCTTGGCCTCTCGTGACTCGGCGTCTTCAGGGCACACACTCGTCCGATAGGCTAGTTCCATTGCATCCAGTGTATCCTTTAGGGAACCACCGGGAAACATCAATAGTTCCTCCTCAATGAACGCAGCCACTTTCGGGACTGCAAATATTCGGCGCTGCTCAAGTAGAGGCTGTAAAAAATTGCGAAGTTTCGCGACCTTATCTGGTAGTGGATTTATTTTCCGTAGCCCGATATAGGTCTTCTGCCGCGTCTGCTCTTCATACAATATTGATTCCAGTAGCTTAAATGGTCCGCCCATCTCCACATTACTAGATTCAATATAGTTTTTGTAGCGTCTGTACAAAGTAAATAATTTATCAATCATTTGTGTGGTCGAAAAATACCCGACCTCGCAATCAATATAAAATAGTTTGTCATCCGGGGATCGGGCTTGCACCACCATCGCCGAACGCGAAGTCTTGTTGGACATGCGCTTATCACTGGCTGCAGGGTCTAACGATAAAGTCACCTCACAATCCGCCAGTAGCCACTTGATGTGTTTACCATTATTAAAGTAGGTTACAAAGTAACCTTCCATCTGATTGTAATCTAGTTGTACTTTCTTAATCTCGTAGTCCCGGAACTCTGAGGCCGAGGCTGCAAACGGATTATTGAGATACTGGGTAAAATAAAGCCACGGGTTTCGTTTGCGTACCCGCGATAAGAATGCTTTATCCACCTTCTCTGGAAAAATAGGTTCATCGTACTCTAAGGCTTGTCTATAATAGACAGACCATTGCCCGGGGGGGTCGTTCTCAGCTTCAGGGTCTCCCTTATGGACCGTGTAGGGCATCCCTTCCCAATAGCCAATCATCTCCGCGAGGTCATCAAATATGAACTCATAAGCATCATTGATGGCATAGCGGGTCGCAGACAAGATACACCGTGATTCCGAGGGAGTGATCAAGAGTGTTTCACTATTCGAGTCGAACCAGTTCCCAATCTTGGTCATTTCTGCTGACACCAAATGTCCAGAATCCAGCTGGGCTTCACCCACAAGGTCATCGGCCAACAGTAGATCGAAGTGATTTCCCTGCGTATTACCACCTGCTCCAATCGGTTTAACGGTTGGTTCCGGCATGTCTCGGGTTCGTGCTGGGATAATGGTTTCCGTCTTGGACCATTTATTCTCTTTGGCTATCTGACCTTCAGCGTTTTTGGTTGGGATAAATTCAGGAAATAAATAGGCTACTAGGGGGTTCGAGTCAAAGATTCGCTGAATGGCAATCATAAACATTGCACTCAATTCCACTTTGGCAGATACGATCCCAATACGTATATTAGGGTCTCGCAAAATCTCGAACGCACCAGCCCCATGAGTGAAAATAGTTGACTTAAACATGGACCTCGGAATAAAGACGGCTCCCCGATACCCGGGAGTCATCATCCGTTGGCGAATGTTACACATATCGACATGCAGCGTTTCGGTGAGTTTGCTGTATGGGCCACTATAGGATGCTATCATTCGCAGGAAGAACCATAGATTGATCAGGGATGCCTCGCGCAGTATGGCGCGGTTAGCGGCTATATCAAAGTCAGGTTCACCCATCTGGTGGATCAGGTCCACGAGTTTGAAGTGAGTCCACTCGGTCTTGACATCAGGGTGAGGTAAGATTTCTAATTGATTCATTCTGGGATTTCCTCAAAGCCAACGTCTTGAACATCTCGGGTAGGAGGTAAGGCTTGGTGTTTGAAATGTTCCAGAAAGTTGTTATTTTGTATATTTAGATTGTCTGTGATGAGTACTTGCGACTTGGATTTTTTGCCGAGAAGGTCGGCGGTTCTATCGGCTGCGGTAAGGCGATCTTTGTCACGCCCATTGTCGAGGACATCGAGGAGCGTTTCAACTAGTTTGTGTTCGAGGAGCGCAGCACTGTTGCGGATGGTTGCTACTCGGGGCCGCGCCTGCGGGTCGAGGTAGTCGGGTAATTCGGGGGGCTCGGTGGCCTCGGCGGTAAGTAGGGATCTTATATCGTCTGGCATGTTGTTGTCTCCTTTTGGGGACAGTATAACACAGGGGGGCGGTGGATGTCAAGCGGTGGGGGTTAGATTTGTTTATCTTACGGGGATAGGTGTAGATTTTTTCTCAAAAATTTTTATCCAAGCTGGCGGTGACATTAACAACACCCCCCAAGAGCCGACCCCCCAAAGGGGGTCCCCTAAACTCAAAACCCTCACCACCGGACCAATCATCCT